AACAACTGCCCTATTAGAAGCTGCGGTGAATGCTCAAAAAATGGGCATTCTCCCGGTTTTCATTATTACCGAGATGAAGTGGTCTTGGGAACATGCTAAAGAGATGGGATTACAGTTTGAAGAAATAGTTGATGCTAACGGCAATGTAACCGATTTTGAAGGACATTTTCTGTATGCCGATAGAGGTACATTGAATACTATCGAAGATGTTGCAGTTTATATTGCGGACCTTATGGATGAGCAGTCAAAAGGTAATCTACCTTATGATATGTGCTTTTTCTGGGATAGTATAGGTTCAGTACCATGTGAACTTTCTGTTCGTTCTAATAAGAACAACAATGAATGGAATGCAGGTGCTATGTCTACTCAATTTGGTAATAACTTAAACCAAAAAATACTATTATCTAGAAAGGAAAACTCTCCTTACACAAATACTATGGTAGCTATTAATAAGGTTTGGACTCAAAAACCTGAATCACCGATGGGTATGCCTAAATTACAGAATAAAGGTGGTATGTCTATGTGGTATGATGCAACATTAGTAGTGACTTTTGGTAATATTACTAATCCTGGTACATCTAAGATTAAAGCTATCAAGAACGGTATGCAAGTAGAATTTGCTAAACGTACTAATGTTCAGATAGAAAAGAACCACATAGGAGGTGTACAATCTAGAGGAAGAGTAGTTATGACTGCACACGGGTTCATACCAGACGATAAACGTGCAATCGATAAGTATAAAGATGAACATAAAGACCACTGGTTAAAACTAGTTGGTAGTTTAGACTTTGACTTAATTGAAGAAGGTGACTTAGAAGAGGATACTATAACTCCTAATCTATTAGATTAATGTACACCAAGCTCCAAATGGTGGATGCGTCTACTATTGAAGATATTTTATCATTTGAACATAATTGGAGACACAGTGAAAACATAGACCGTGTTACAGGAAAGTCAACCGTTGACAAGTCACTTAGAAGTAGCAAACAGCACAGTCTTAAACACTACCCTAAACTTTTTAAACAAGTACAGGAGAGTATACAAAGTGTTACATCTTTACCGGTTACTTTACTTGACCTGTTAAGATATGATGTAGGTGATCATTTTATTTACCACTACGACACTAACAAGTGGAGAAAACATACAGTTTGTATTGGGATAAAACCTGAAGATTATACCGGTGGTGAGTTAGTTCTAAGACAAAACGGAATAGAATATCCTTTTAAACTTAACACAGGTGAGGGAATAATTTTCGATTCTACCATAGAACATAAAGTTAATAAAGTTACATCCGGTGTAAGGTACAGTATAATTGGTTGGACAAACCACGGGGGTAAGAAAGATAAAATTTAATGGCATACGATAACATTTTAAGAAATTTAAAGGAGACCCCACCCCGAGCTCTAAATGACCATATACTGGTCATAGATGCTATGAATATGTTAATTCGTAGCTTCTCATTGCTCAAGGCGATGAATCCATCAGGTGCCCATGTTGGTGGCCTGGTGGGTTTTCTTCGCTCATTAGGGTATGTTACACGTATTTTTGACCCTACAAGGGTTATTGTTGTGTGGGACGGTAAAGGTGGTTCTGGTAACAGGCAAAATATCGACCCAAACTATAAGGCACAACGTGCTACATCTCGAATAACACATTGGGGTTTATATGACACTAAAGAACAAGAGATGGAAGCATTAATCGGTCAGTTATACCGCACCCAAGATTATTTAGACTGCTTACCAATACATCAGATTGGAATAGAAAAACTGGAAGCAGATGATATTATTGCTTGGTTAGCCAAAAAAGCTTCTCATTCAAGTGTTAAAAAATGCACAATAGTTTCTTCCGATAAGGACTTCTTACAATTGGTTGACGATACTGTAGAAGTGTATGCACCTATAAAAAAGAAAACCTTTACAAAGGAGAATATATTTGAAGAACTTAAAGTACTACCAGAGAATTACAACTTGGTAAAAGCACTACTTGGTGATAACTCGGATAATTTACAAGGTGTGAAAGGACTTGGTATAAAAACAATAGTATCTGAGTTTCCTAAACTACTTACGGAAAAAACCGACCTTAACTACGTTTATACAGTAGCTGAAGAAAAGCTTGAAGGTAAAAAAATCTTTGCCAAGATAATACACAATTGGGAAAAAGTTGAAACAAACTTTCAATTGATGGACTTACACAATACTTCTTTGGATGATAAAGAAAAAGAATATGTAGACAGTGTTATTAAATCACCAGTTCCAGATCTACAGACTGGTACATTTTTACACTATCTTGATTCTGATAAAATAGAAGGTATTACAAAAAATACTGAAGGTTGGTTAGAGAACTTTAGAGGATTAACAACAGTACTATGAATATAAAAGATTTTCTCATAGGTGCTGGTTTATTTTTTATAGCACAGTCATTATCGTGGTTCCAAACTAATGGTCAATTCTTAAACCAGTGGGTTAAGGACCACCCTATGCTTGTTGCCGGTTTATTTGGCATCCCAGTAGGCATGGCATATATCTACGGTACAACTTATGTAGTTCAAGCTTTCGATGGTCAGTTATGGCCTTCAAGATTAACAGGTTTTGCTACGGGTATTTTTAGCTTTACTATCCTTACTTATATTTTTATGAAAGAGGGTGTTAATATCAAGACAGGCACAATTTTAATACTTGCTTTAGTTATAATTTTACTACAAGTGTTTTGGAAATATGAATAATTTTTATGAAAAAAGCAGTAATAGTTAGTGGATACTTTAACCCACTCCACAAAGGACATTTGGATTTATTTGAAAAAGCTAAGGAAGTAGGTGATCTACTAATAGTAATTGTTAATAACGATAAACAAAGAGAGTTAAAAGGTTCTAAATTTTTTCAAGATCAAGATGAAAGAATTCGTATAATTAGAGCATTAAGTATAGTTGATATGGCATGGGTATCGATTGATGAAGATTCAACTCAAAATGCCACACTTAAAGTAATGGTAGAAAAGTTTTACGGTTCTATGAAACTTGCTTTTGCAAACGGAGGAGATCAAAATAATGACACAATACCTGAATCAGAAATCTGTCGACAATACAACATAGAATTAATAGACGGATTAGGAGAAAAAATTCAAAGTTCTTCTTGGTTGTTGGGTAAAAAATAATTATATTAGAATAAAGGTTATTAAATGACATTAAAGAGTTTACAGCAGTACGGGAAGGGGTTCCAATTAAAGGTTTTAGGATCATTACTTACAGATAAAGCATTTCTACTTAATGTTAGGGATGTACTATACGACCATTATTTTGATGCTGATTCACACAAGTGGATTATTAATCAAATTAAAGACTACTTTGATAAGTACCACAATACCGTAACTATGGATGTACTTAAAGTAGAACTTCAAAAAGTTGAAAACGAAGTACTACAGGTAGCACTAAAAGAGGAGTTAAGAAATTCTTATGAAGCTTCTCAAGACGATTTAGATTACGTTCAAGAGGAATTTCAAACCTTTTGTAAAAATCAAGAAATGAAAAATGCAATTCTTGCTTCAGCTGATCTTCTTAAGGAACATGATTTCGATGGTATTCGTAATATGATTGAGAAGGCTATGAAAGCAGGAATGGATAAACACATTGGACATGAATATAATAAAGATATCGAAGCTCGTTATAGACAGAACTACCGTCCTACTATACCTTCTCCTTGGCCCATACTTAATAACGGAATACAAGGCGGTTTCGGACCCGGAGATCTTACCATTGTTTTTGGTAATCCGGGAGGTGGTAAAAGTTGGACTATGGTTGCTATTGCTGCTCATGCTGTTCAACTTGGGTTTAAGGTTAATTACTACACTTTGGAACTTGGAGAAGATTACGTTGGTAAAAGGTTTGACTGTTATTTTACGGGATACGGAATCGACGAAATAAACGATAAGAGAAAAGAAGTTCAAACGTATGTAAATAACCTAAAAGGTAAACTTATAGTAAAAGAGTATGCACCAAAAAATGCATCAGTTAACACAATTAAATCCCATATTCAAAAATGTACTGATATGGACCATAAACCAGATTTGGTAATAATTGACTATGTTGACTATTTGAAGGCACCTTCAAAAGGTAGGTTTAGTGAGAGAAAAGATGAAATTGACGATGTATTTATCGCTACGAAAGGATTAGCAAAAGAACTAAAAATTCCTATCTTAACACCTTCT